TCTTCAGCGTCATCTTCCTTTACAGGTTTCATAGCGCATTTTTCATCTAACTTAGCAAGCAAACTTTCCAAAACTTCGTTTTCTTCTTTGGTTAGTTTACCGGCGGCTGTTTTTTTCTTTGCACGAAGTAATTTGAAATCTTCAGCATCAAGTTCGCCGCTACCGTTAGCGTCTAATTTTTTATGGTTTGGGTGAGCAAACTTTTCATCAAGGTCTTCTTTAACAGCTTTGATTTGCTTTTTGCTTGCAGTAATGGCTTCATTATCGCCATGGAAAATTGTATAAGTAGGATCCGTATCACCTTTGAATTTTCTACTAATTTCTCCAATATGACCGGTAATTCCTGCACCAGTGCCTTTATGAATAGTTACCTTATTTCCAATTTTATGTGCTTCATCAAGGTCTTCTTTAACATGACCACCAGCTGGTTGTCTATAATATTTGACAGTACCTTTTTTGGCATCATGAATTGCAACTAATCCTGGAAGATTATGTTCAACTTGACCTCCGTCGTTTGCAACCATTGCACTTGATTTTTTACCTAGACTATCAGTTTTTGATAGAACTTCTCTAAAATTCTTAGTACCATGTTCTTTTTCGTGATCAAGTCTCTTTTTAAGAATTGCATCATGTTCATCTTTACTAATCTGAACAAACCCCTTTGGTTTGCTAAATGTAGCAGCTTCATTCAGAGAAGATTCATCTAATATAACTTTATCATCTATTGCAATAGATTTTAATTTTTTTGCAATAGATTCTGCTGATTTATTGTCGTTATGTTTTTTATAATATTCATAATCGCCAATATCCGCCATTATATTGTCATGGTTAGAATAATGTTTTTTAATCGCAAGAAGCTGTTCTTTACTGAGTCCTTCATTCAGAGAAGATTCGGCTAATACCTTTTCTTTGAATTGAGCAAATGTTAACATCTTAATCCTCTAATTTAGCTAATAGGCTTTCTAAAACTTCGACTTCTTCTTTAGTCAATTTTTTATCAAATTTAGACGGGCGGCTTTTCAATGCTTGATCTTCTTCCCAGTCTTTTTGGCTTACATAATGTTTAGATTTTTCGTCAGCTTTGCCATTGTATTTTTTGTCAAATTTAGAAGGACGACTTTTTAAAGCTTGGTCTTCTTCCCAATCTTTTTGGTTAACGTGAACTTCGTCTAAAGATTCTAATGAATATTCTATAACATCATAGCCTTCTTTAACACCTTTGACTTCAGATACTTTGTATTTGATGCCATAATATTTTTTTTCGCCAGGAGACAATCCTTTGTTTAAACGTTTAGCATGAGCGGCGGCATCTTCTTTGGTTTCATGAGTTTTAACATGAGTTGGTCCACCACTTCCGATAGAACCACCATGTCTATGAACAGCAAACGCTTCATCTAATTCTTCTTCGTCTAATTTAGCTAATAGGCTTTCTAAAACTTCAATTTCTTCTTTTTGAAGTTTTTTGTAAGCAACATTCATACCTTTAACTCTTTTGGCTTTAGTTGCTCTAGCTTTTTCTTCATCAGATTCGCCGCTTTTAATTTTACTAGCATTAAAACTGTTAAGACCTGCTCTTTGTTTTCTAGCAGCTCCTTCAATATCTCTTTGTGCATGAAACGCGCTGTCCGCAGATTTTTTCATGTAAGAACCAAGCGTACCTTTAGATAATTCGTCTAATTGCTCTACTGATTCTGCTAATACCGCTTCCTTGAATTCATTGTAAGATAGCATCTTTTTTTCCTTTCTTTGGTTTGATGATTTGTGGTTTAACGTATCCCTCAGGGAAATGCGGCATAGGGAAAAACCCTGCTTCAACTATTTTCTCAAGAGTGATGTTTGGATAATCAGTTTCAAGAATCTGATCTTTTACTAATACTAACACCCGCGCTTCGTCTTTATGCATATTCTCGAGAGTCTGAATAAACAAAATTTCTCTACGTGCACTTTTAACAGCGGGATTACAAAATTTCTCTAATCTTTTAGCTTCATAGGTTAAATTCGTTGGAGTCGTACCAATTGGTGATACGTTCTCTTTATAAGGACATTCCCCGCGTGGAAGTAAGAATAATGCTTTTGGGATATAACCATAGCCAAAAATAAATTTTAAGGCGTTATTATCTAAGTGTTGCTTCAAGGCTGCTATAGTATCTTTAGCAGAATTAATGTCTTTCAAAATCTCTGGGATAGTTTGTTGGCTCATTTGAATCTCATATAGTTTAACATATATTATTTAGTTTATTTCATTTTGCACGACAGCTAAAATCATTTAAAACTTTCGACTTCGTCCAACAGCAATCTGCAGTTATTTTTCATAAAATACTCCATAATTCCGTTCAAATCACACTTAGGTTTTAACCCGTTAAACTCATCTAGAATTTTAGTTTCAACCCATTCTGGAATTTTATCAAGGTTAACTAATAGCTCGTTTCGTTGCCAGTTTCTACGTTCTTCATCGTTACGACAAGCTTCATACCCTAACTCTAGGAATTCGTCTAATCTTTTTCTTGATACCGGCGTTTGTCTAATGCCATTAACAAAACAGTCGTCACGACTAAAGATATTCGGCACACCATCGCCACCATCACCTCTGACCGTATGTTCTAGCAGTTTAGCCTTAACTTCTTTTTGTGTAGCAACAATAGCCTTTTTTGTCATATAGCTCCATTGTGATACATTTTTGTATTTTTGAAGTTGAATAAAGTCATTATCCGCTGAAATAATCATATACGGCTTAGGGTCGGCGTCAAAAAATGAATCACCGATATCATTAGTTTGGCTCCACTTAGCTAAGACTGAGATGATATCATCCGCTTCAGCTTCTTGAATCTCGATGACTTTGAAAGGAAATGTTTCTGATAACTCTTTTTTGACAGTTTCCAAAGCCGAAAACAAACCCGCCCAGTTAATATCAGAGTTATCCCTACTTTTTTTCCTGTTAGCCTTATAGTGTTCAAAAACTTCCTTTCTCCAGTATTTTCTTCCATCGCACGCAATTACAACTTCTCCATATTTTTTACCGTATTTTTTCTTGTAAGATAGTATCGTCGACAAAATAGTATGCCGCGCTAAATCCGTAATTTTTTCATCACTCGAATTCTGCAAATCAGATTTAAATGCTAAAATGTTTGAAATCGCACAACCCGAAAAATCTATAATAATCATTTTTTAATCCTTATCTGATTCGTATGGGTCAAAAGTTCCCATGAGACAATTGAGCTTAAACTCTTCTACCATCCAAAGTGCTGACTTAGCATCAACCCCGTTAGACGATATCAACATTTGCCCGCCCTTAGTATAAACTATAGATAAAACGTGCTCAATATCATCAGACATTTCGTTCATGTATTGGTAATAATCTTCAAGCATTTCTTTATTAGTTTCTTCTAATTTTTCTTCAGAAGATTTTGTTTTGCCTTTCAATACAATTAAGTCACTCATTATAAATTCCTTAGGTTAAGTGTTTGGGTCAATACCTAGCATAGCTTTCGCTCTATCTACCGCGCCGGTTTCAGTTAAGTACATAAGTCCTAATTTAAGTAGCATAGGTGCTCCCGACCAATCAGAATAACAACATGCATAAAAGTCTTCTTCACTAAAGCATGGGTAATAATACACGGCGTTCACGTCATCAGGTATCTCGTACAAACCGTCAGCAACCTTAAATCCATTCACATCTATAACCTTAGATGCTATTCTATAGGGTTGATTAGGTATTTCAAATGAAGGCATAAAACTACATTTTATCCAAGATTCTTCTGTTACATCATAATATTCTAGGATATCCCAAGGCGTTTCGCTAACCCCTGCTCTTTTTGCTATTGCTGAAATAAATTCAAAATAAGGCGATTTCATATTATACCCCAAAACTGGCTAATGACGCGGTTGATTTAACTTTAACGGTTCTTGGTTTTCTAGTCTTTTTAGCCGGCGCAGGTGCTACAACAGGCTTAACCTTTGGTGTTCTAGGCTTTCTAGTTTTAACCGGTTCAGGCGCAGGTTTAGGCGTTTTGGCTACCTTTACAACTTTTACAGGTTTAACCGGCGCGACTTTAGGTTTGACCGTTCTAGTTTTTCTAGGTTTAGGTGCAGTCATAACGGCACAAGAATTAATCATTTTATCCAGTAAGTTTGAATAAGATTTTAGTTTAGCCTTACCAACCTTTGCGTAAGATTCATTCAGTTGTTCGCATTTACCGGCTAATGCTTCTTTAATTTCAACACTCAATTTTTGTAGATAAACAGATAATCCTTTAATAACCGCAGGAGATTTTCCTACCAAATTATATTTAAACTGGTATGCAGTTGGATAACCGCTTCTAATAAACTCATCCAACTCATCCTCAAATATAGAAATCTCAGAAGCAACTTTTGCTTTGATATTTTCTTGAACGTTTTGGGTAACGCCTACCGCCGCATGAGTTTCAACCCGTTCAATAGGAACATACTGTAGCAATTCCTCAGTTTTGGTTTTAATGTAACTGAGTTCTCTATCTTCAAGAATAGCGCCGTTAGATAAAATTCTAGACAACGCGCCTATAGTATGAAACTCGTAATCTGGAATATCATCTAATTTAGATTTTAATGATTTATCGTTCTTAGCAATATACTCAACAGCCCACTTTTTACACTCTTTATTTGAGTGGTATGCGTTATAAAAATTCAGCGCTTGGATTAGCGTCATTTTGTAGTTTAGAATATTGATTTGTGGCTCACCAACACCCTTAACAGATTTGATAATTTTTTCAACAAGTTCTTTGTTTTTCTCGGTTTTTGATTTTTTAATAGCCATAATATTTACACCGGAGTTATAGTTAACTAGAACAACTATTATACTATATTTTTATGAAAAGTAAAGCTTTATTTTAGGTATGCAAAAGCCGACTATTAAGCCGGCTTTGACGTTAGATGTGTGTATAATTATGTTTACTATACGACGCGACATAATTCACATTGTTTATCCAAAATGGATCAGTGTTTTGAATATCTACTGCTAACCGGTTAGCTATAGCGGCAGTATGTATCACTTTATGAATATCAAACTTAATATCAGCATCTTTGATTAGATCGTATTTCATATGAACGCTTTGTAAGTTATCTGCTTCAAGATGCCTCAGTGAATTTATAGTGGCGTTAATTAGGGTCGGATTTGATACTGGAGATATAACCATATTGTCCTTTTTTTGTCGTGTACACAGATTTGTAAAAAGTGATAAAATCTAATATGAACATAAAAATAATCATACTCAATATCAAAAATGATTTAAGCCGTTGCATCATGTTTTTCTAATTGGTAACACAGTTTCTCCTGTTCTGTTTGCGTATAGATACCGCCTAACTTTTTACATGTTTCTTCAAAATGCTCATAATCATAATACAATGTTCCTAATGCTATGACAACATATAGCATTACAGCAATACTAATTATCCAAACAATTTGTAATTTAGTTGTGCTTTCAAATTTCATAATTTATTTTCCTCTGGCTGCTAACATAGCATCAGCAAGACCGTAAGCCAATTTTGCGATGTAGTCGTGGTTTTGATTTAAGTTTTCGTATCTGGCAATGATAGTGGGAAGCGCTTTAGCCGCGAAATAATCGCGCAAGTTCATCCCGTCACTATTTTCGCTAGGAAACGCCTTTTCGCGATACGGTGTATTGTAATTGTAGTCATCCATAATTATTTAACCTCTTATGATAGTAAGGAATTGGTTCTAAAAGCTGGGCGAGTAAACAGTGTATCCTCAGGAATTAATTTACTTTTATACAATCTGAACCTATCACAAATAAACTCTTCATCAGTGTCCCATATTCCATAACAATAAGTAGGTTCTGATACAAAGTAATAAAGTTCAAACAAATCGGTTCCAGTTTTTGGCTCTAACGCTAGGTATCTAAACTTAGGATCAATGTCTTTCCAGATTAATTTTTCATCAATCTTATCAAAATCAAATATCTTTTGTGTAAGGTTATTGTTAAGAACCTCATTAAATAAATCATTCAATTCCGACCAAGAAATAATAGCCGTTATTTTATTAAGAATCTCATCTACTCTATCTTTATTCATCTTTCACCATTCCAAGAGTTATTTCACGCCCAATAATAGCCTTTTCAATTTTAAGATTAAGTATTCGTTCACGCGCCCGTTCAACTTCTTCTTCCTTCCACTTTAGCCGCGTCGTTTCAGTAGCCAGCTGATTACAAATAGAATCAAACTTCTCTCTAATATCATCCATATTTGAATACCCTGTTAGCCGGTTTATGTTTAATTAATCTAATAAGGACAGACTCATCAACTTTCATATCCTCGTTCATAAAATCAAATAATCTGACTTTGAATTCTCTTAAGGTAATACCGCCTATAAAATCCTCAAAATACAGTTCACATAATTCCGCTAAGTTGATGTTTGGATCAGTTTCATCAACGTCTTTTAAGAAAAACAGTTTCTTTCTTAGTTCTACTACAGTCAGCATAATTTAATCCCATAAGTTGTAAAAATACTTAGCAAGTAAATCTATCCCAGCTTTAATTTTTGTATCCTTGACATCATCGCCTAAGTACATTTGATGTGTAGGGTATTCTTTAAACGCATATATCATGGTATCAAGCACATCATCCCAGCGCTTTCTATTTTCTTCTTCAGTAAATTCTTCAGAAGCAAACGCGCTTGGGTAGCCTGTACTTGTTTCCTTATACTTAACTAGCATAGGATGAATAATTCTGGATAAGGTAATATCCATATCCCAAACGTCAGAATCATCAATTACGATAGTTTCTTCAGGCGGTATAACGGTGTTATCAATTAATACTTTCATATTGGTACCTATAGAATATTTTTAAGCGCTTAACCTCAATTCACGCCCGACTAAGCTATTATACGCGTGCAGGAGTAAAAAGTAAAGTTTTATTTTACATCAAATGTTTCTTTAATTATATCGCGAATCCGTTCTAATGCATCATAAGTCAAATCAGCGGCTAACTCACCAACTGGACTGTTACCTACAGAAATAGGATATTGCTCAATGATATTTAAACATTCTTGAATAACTAATCGAGCAAAAAGTTCTTCATCAAATTTTTTACCTTGACCATAAGAATTGCCATACGCATCCATTTGATTATAATATCGCATGGCTTTATTTTTAAATTCATTAATTTTATCGTTCATAAGCCTACCTTTGGAAAATAATGTTTTTTGACCCAGTTAATACAATTTTGGTCGCATTCTAAATCAATTGGTTCATGTTCTTTACCGTTGCGATTTTTGTACCATGTTTCAATATTATAGTACCAGAATCTTTTATCAGTTTCATTGAAAGTATGGGTTGACTCTATGATAGTAAGGATAGCGCCGGTTAATTTCAAATCTAACATTTTATTCTCCTTAAATTATTCCAGCAGGGTATTGTTCAACTCGGTAAATTTCAGCTTTGTTTTCATCAACAAACGAACGCAATTTGTCAAAAAACTTATCCATTTTGTTCAATAAATCTTTTTCATTTTTAGCGGTAAATTTTCTGAAGGGTAATTTAACGGTATTCATCGCATAATATGAATCTTTTTCAGGGTTAAGCGATAAGCCGCCCGCGATTAATTTTACTGTAAATTGTTCATCGTTTTGTTGAATTGATAGCACAGTGTGCATAGGATCGTTTTCACGAATTTTATTAGCACACAATTCAGTTTTACCGATTAAACCCAAACGGATAAAACTATAATTTTTGCCCAACGAAGCGCTGTTTTCAGCGAAATAGCCATTAGGGAATTTGTTTAAGAATAATTGTTCAATTGTCATTTTACACTCTCCAGATAATTCATTAAGGTTTAACTTCATTAAGATCTATTATACTCGCTTTTTTCCAAAAGTAAAGCTTTTTTTACTATAAATAATTAAAAATAATTTAATAAGGTCAAACTGTTATGGACGACATCACAAGTTTATTAGGTATAATTTCGAAAGTTGGATTTCCTATAGTATCTTGCGCCGCCGCCGGTTATTTTGTGTTCTTGACGATAAAATTTATTTTGGACACGATATTACATGCAATTTCAGAATGTAACGTTATAATTGAGAAGTTGGATAAAAGGGTTAATTATATGACTAATGATATGATAAAATTAGATATTTTAATATCATCTGCTTTGAAAGTAAGACCAGACATTGAAAGAATATCTAGATCCGAAGCAGCGGACACTAGAAAGGACTAAAATGGATATTAATATCGTGATCAAAGCCATAGATAGTTATGGATTCCCTATAGTAGAAACTATCGGAATCGCATATATTCTATATTATGTGTGGGTGTGGACTACAACAATTATCAAACCTATTATCGCAGAGCTGAACGAATCTCTGGTAGATTTAATTGATAGAATAAGAGTGCTGGATAATGACATGATTCGTTTGCATCAAAAAGTTAATGTCATAGTAGAGCTGAGAGAAAAGAAAGAATTTAATTTGCCAGATTCTGAATAAAAAAATGCCCGATTCCGGTTAAGGTTTCGGGCATTCATTTTATCTTTTTTTCCGCTTGATATTAGACCACTTTTCAAGCTTTTCAAATTTACGCTCAGAACAGCGTAACACTTCCTCTAAATCTATTAAATCGTTTTCCTCTAATAGATACACCATAGCTAATAAATCCCCGAGTTCTTCTGTTAACCTCGTAGAGTTTTTAACGCCCTTATACTCATCATCATATCCAAACCTTAGGATTTTAGATACGGCTTGGATAACCTCACCACATTCTTCTTGTAAAATATAATATAATTCATTCATAACTTTCCTTAAAAGAAATCTTCAAGCGATGCTTTTTCTTCAGCAGTCCAACCTAATGGACTGATTAATATATTCATAACGTTCAGATACGATTTTTCAAACATAGTATCCTTATCGATGTATTTATGTAAACCCAGCTCGTCGGGCAATTTACTATTAAACCCTATGACGTTTTCTTTAATAGGATTTTTCTTATCAAGATACAGATATTTGATTTTATTGCCGTCTGAAATTAATTCGTACTGTTTATCTAACCTTTTCTCTTTAATGTAGAAATTGTATAATAGCGCCGCCCTTACACCAATCGGAGTACCAGATAAATAGATAGAAGAATCTCCGGCATACTTTTTACAACCATTAACGCCCGTAGGAATAGCAATTTCTTCGGCTGTGAACGAATTAAAGCGATTTTTAAATTTAGATACATGTTTTTGTAACTCCGACTCTTTACCGTATAATACGATATCTAACGAATCACGTAATGACTCTTTCACTTTGATTGGTGTAGACGATTTAACCAACTCCAACCCAATGACCTTTTTCTTAGGTTTAGCGTATCTAACACCCTCTGAATCCCAAACAGAAAGCACATATTTTTTCTTACCGTGCCAAATACCAACGTCAGCTAATACTTCTCGCTTCATAGACATTTTATTTTCATAGGCGTAAGTGTAAGCTGCCAGATTATCATAACACTCTGAAATGGTAGGCTGGATAATATTTTTACAAAACATATCCATAAAGTTGATAATTTCTTCAGTAGATTTATCTTTTACCGGTGAATTTTGTACAACGTCATCTAAAGCAACATAGATAGAATCTGTATCACTGTATAGGATATAATCGACACCCACCGTACCTAATACCTGATTAATTTTTTTAGATACATGTTTACCTACCCACAACACCGCCAGTTTACCAGACATCGTAATCGCTTCAGCTAATTTAATATCGAAGAACAAGAAGTTGGCTTCACCAAACGCACCATAACCTGAGTTCAAGATACCAATTTTATACGCCTGCTCCATAGTAGATAAAATGGCGATACGTTTACCCATTTCTTTATCTTTAGTCAGCTCATACTGCTGCTCTAACCGAAGCATTTCCTTTTTAGCCGTATTTCTTTCATTGTAGTATAATTCCATAATAGCAGGAATAAACCCCTGTGTATCACGTTTAAAGCACCAACCAGAACCAGAAATAGCCAACCCGTTATTAGGTAAAGGTTTCTCGTCAACAAAGTATTCTGTATCAAAGTCAAGAAATACACCAGTTAACATTTCAGGACTGATGTTATACTGCTGAATCAAATGAGGATACAGAGATGCTAAGTCGAATGACGCAACGCATTTATGTTTACCTATTTTTGGCTCTTTAACATACGCGCCGCGATACTGTTCTTTTTTAGCTGAACGTTTGTGTAAAGGAATAGCAATATTTTTATCAGCAAGATAATTGTACGATAGCGACTCCCAAATACCCACAGGCGAGAATACATCTTCATAATTAATTTTAGCCGCGTATGCAATACCAATTTGAAGACGAACCATATTTTTTTCATCTTCAAGCTGAGTAATCAACTCTGTATCGATTACGTTATAGTCTACAAACTTATTCCATGATAACTGCTTAATTACACTGCCCAGTCTATTATAATCAGCACTATTTTCGGGTAACAACAATTGTTCATAGGCTAACTTTTGAATATCATTACCGTCTTTATCAGGAATAGGAATACCAAGATAAAAATGTTTAAACCCATCAAACTCGTTATGTTCAAGTTTAGCGTGACCCAATACTTCCTGCGTGATGAAATCTAACCTGTAAGACTCATACTTAGTCTGAGCATACTTTTTAAACAAATCCATATAATCTAAATTTGCGATACCATACAATCTGATGGTGATATTTTTATCTTCACCCTCTTTAAGAAAAGCCTTACCTGATGGGCTTTTGGGTGGCGCTCCTTTAACTATACTGAATGGTGATAGTTTATTAGCATAATCTTTGCCGATAACCTTTACCATTCTATTATACAGATATGGAATATCGAAATAGTTTGAATTCCAACCGGTAATAATATCAGGATAGTCATTTTTCCAAAAGTCAACGACTGCGCGAAGTAGCGCCTTTTCACTATCAAAATGATGGTAATTAGTCAAATCGGACGTGTAGTTATTACAGCCAAATGTATGTTTGGTTTTTGTGTTAAAGTCAATCAATGTGACAAGTAATACTTCTTCAACCGGATTTTTATAATCAGGAAAGCCGTTTTCAATCGTAGTCTCGATGTCAATCGCTAATACCCTAATATCATCCATATCAAAATCAATCTTTCCTGGAAACTCTGAACGGATAAACTGATTTGTGTAATTAGTGCACCCATGTACACTAAAGCCGCTGACATGTTTATAATCATCTATAAATTTATCTGTATCTTTCATCGTTCCTGGCTGGATAGGATAAACAGATTCACCTGTCAATAAGGTTTTAAACTCAGATGACTTATCTTTAGATGCGCTGACATAAAGAGTAGGCTTAAAATCAACAACATCTGTGCCACTTGTGGATACACAATAAATTTTATCGCCATATTTAAAAACGTTTTTATACATCAAAACTCCTTACCAAAAAGACTAATTATACTTTGTTTGTTGCCTAAAGTAAACCTACACACCATGAACTATCATCATAGCATCTAAGGCACAGTCTGCTGTAGGGTGATGCTTTAATACATTATCTCTATTGAATCCTTCAAATTTGACTTCACAATATCCATTTTTGGAAGTAGAATGTAATAAATCAACGGCGGTTCTAACGTCACGATACATGTTGTATGCGGTAATCCTTTCAACGCCTACCGCCTTACATAAACTGTCAAAAACCATTTGGTCTAACGAACCTCTAATGAATACCTGTTCTTTTTCTGGATTAGGCGTTTTGCTTTTCATCCAATCTTTAATGATTTGAATACCGGTAAGCGCCGATACATCATTTTTATGTGGGTATATGCTAAACTCTTTTGCTTGTTCGCATTGTTTAGACCACCATTCCATAGTATCTTTGGATGATGTTCTACCATATTTTTGAATTTGTTCTTTAGCGTCAAATTTGACAAACACCCCATTTTGAATCAAACTTTCATAAGATGCATCAACGTCAACATAAACCATACCGGCGGATAATACCACCGCAGTAGATTCGGTGTCAGTTGTCTCTATATCTAATAAAAACATAATATTCCTTATTTGTAAATAAATTTTTGGGGACGAGTTTCATAGGTATTTTCTGGAGAAATAGAGGTCTTAAACTTTTGAACAAAAAGACGTTTGGTTTTAAATCCAGTTATCCATTTTCCATCTACTAAGGTTGGAGAAAACTCGAACCAGTGCCATTTATGGTCAGTATCTTTGCATAAATACCGCGCCCAGTTAGGAGCGGTTTCCCATTTAGGTTTGCTCATTAAGGTAATCCGCTACACATTCTAATGAATAAAATACAGAACCCAGATTCAGTTTAACCATATCAGCAGTTGCATAAAGCGAATGGAGCATTTGTGGGTCGAATAATTCAGTATCTTCTAACAAAATTGCGAATATGGTTTTCCATGGTCGCTTATTAGAATCATCAATGGCTTCAGCTATAGAGTAAACGCCTTTAATTTCCGGTGTAATAACGTATAGTACAAAGTCACACTCATTTCGTTGAGTTAACTCCTCAAGTCGAGCTTCTTCGTTCCAGTCGTCAACAACAGGATTAAAATACTCGATATCAAGCATAGGAATTAATTTATCTCTCCAAGTTGAACCGTTACACGTGCCGCCTAAAAATACTCTTTTCATTGACCATCATCCCAAATAAAATAAACAAACACCCATGCCACGAATAACGAAAATAATATTACAACTTCTGAATCAGTAATTTCGTTCATAATGTCACCAGCGAGAGTAATGGTGATGATGGTGTGGGACGTAATAATAGCCGCGATAATGATGTGGATATGGTGCGTATGTGGCGCAACCGGTTAATAATAGCGCTATCATAAATAAGATATATGTTTTCATTAGAATAGTTCCTCGTATTGTTTGATTACAAATAGATAATATGGAAATGATATTAAAATTCCAGCATTACAATCTAACGGATTATAAAACCTTTCAACAATATTATATATTGGGTTTCCTGTTTCATCGTCGCTTTGAATGACAGTAGAGTATTCCGCTTCATAATAAGATACGTCATCAAAGGTATCGCCGTTTTCGTTATATTTGAAAATTTCAGGCTTATTTCTCATCATATAACGATAATCGCCTTCATCATATATCGGAATCCATTCTACTTCAGTAGCATTAATCCTAACTTTATAAGGATAATCCCCGCCTAAAGTTAATCCTTTATTATTACCATCAACGTATAAATTGAATGGGAGTTGCATATTATACCCCAAATTGTAAGGTATAACCTAAAACTTTCAGCGCCGCCTTTGCTTTACGTTTTGCTTCAGTTTTAGTGCTACCATTGAAGTATAACTTTTCCATAGAGTAATATCCTTCAATTGGGACATACACTTTAGCAGTAAAAAGTTTTCCAAGAATTCTTGAACGGGTTTCAATAATTTCAGCGGTTACAGTAGACATTTTATACACTCCAATTAATTTAAGGGATAACTTCATTAAGATCTATTATACTACTATTTTATGAAAAGTAAAGCTTTATTTTAAATTATTTTTAGGCATGAAAAAGCCGACATATAGCCGGCTTAATTACTAGTTGCGAACCAAAATTACATTATGCGTATCGCTTTTATCACCCCGATAAATGAATCCGTTAGAAAAGAATACAGAACGATCGTCATCAGTTCCATCACAAGCCCAAAATTCTCCATCAAGGTTCAATTTCAGCAATTCTGTTGTCGTAGGTAAGCGCCACCCATTATGGCAATGCTCTTTAGCGTATTCAACTGCACCCCACCAATTTTCTTGAATAATTTTTGGAGTTTGTGAAGTAAATTTACCAATAGTTTCCAAATTGTTAGCAACTGCTTCAATAGCAAAAAAGTTTAGCATTTCATTATAAGCAAAATCAATTTTAGCATAAATAACATAGCATGCCCAAGCAGGCGCTTCGTTATTTACAATGTTTTTAAACATGGCATCTTCAATGCAGTAAAAACTAAAATTTTCTAAACATTCTCTGCGCGGTTGGCTACGCATACGATTTACCGCAATCCGTTTACCTAATTTTTTACTATACACGTCAACCTTAGAAGAAAAGGCTACACCAAATGTCACAACAGGTATTTTTGAGCCGTTAGCGCCTGTCATATAATCTGTTTCGTATGCAATAGTGATAACATTAGTTCTTGCTAAACTGGTATCACCTAAAAAATAATATTTCACATTGCTCATAATTTATTACTCCAATTTTATTAAGGTTTAACTTCAAGATCTATTATACTACTATTTTATGAAAAGTAAAGCTTTATTTATTATCAGGAACCCCACCTAGGATTTCAATACATTCATTAACCCTAACAAAAATAGATATCGGTATTTCATATTCGCATACATAATTAAGAAGTTCTCGTACTTCTTCCAGTTTTTCTAAAAGAATTTTGTCATTCATAATTTACCCATATAGCCGCTTAATTTCAAATTCATAACCCTTATATTCTTCGATTGCTTTTTCCATAGCAATTTCTGCTGATTCTCTGGTTCGATACAAACCTTCAGTAAATGTTTCTTCAGGACAGGATACTGCATTCCATCCAACAACTTCATATATTTTTAAATCTTTATTGAAATCGTCAGTTAATGAACTCATAATTCCACCTCCCCGCTGTTCAACATACCGCAAGCACGTTCTGCATCACTTTTTGTTGTAAAATATACTGCTATTTTTTGGTATATACGAGTAACATCAATAGACCATCTGTCGTCATCAACAATAAACTCAATCGTATATTTAAAACTCGATACGTCTGACCAATCCACCACATCATCACCGCATAATTCGTCACGCAAAGCCAGTAAACGATTGAACTTGCGCATCTCAACAGATGCTTTTTCTGCTTGCTCTCGGGTTGGGCGTTCATGCCCAAATTCTTTTGTTCCAACCCATGACGGTAAATTAGATATTTTACCACCCGAATTAATGTTGCACGAACCTCCAACAGGCTGCCATTTAACCGGTTTACGGCGGTATTCGTATCCTTCATACCAATTAAAATTACCGGTAACACTTTCCCACTTATCATACATTTTAACTTCCCACAACTCCCATGGGGTTTTATTAGTAAATGCGTCTTTTGCATATTCTAACATCAAATCAGCGTGTTTATGTCCACTCATTATTTACACCCAGCATGATTATCAATTTTATCTTTAGGGATAAAATTTAGTTTATGCTCACTGATACAATATTCATATTTATTTCCTCTCCAAGACACTTCAGCTTCACCGGCTAACTCCGCTTGCCCACGAGTATTGAAAACACCAATCACATAACTATGATTTTCACGGTCACCCCAACGTAAGGCTTCAACTACAAATAAAGAACCTTCCGCATATTGGGTTTCAAAGGCGGTGTATGTTTTATTTACTGAAGGAACAACAAATTCAGCAGTTTCCATTTTAATCTCCAAATATAATAGTTTCAGCGGCTTTTTCAGCGCGGATAATTTCAGATTTTATTTTTACTAGAGTGTTAAGGTTATTTTCTAAGGCGGCGGCAATTTTATGCTTAACCGGATCGCCACTTGCTTGATATTTATCTACCAGTTTACATCTTTTTTTAATTGTTTCATCTAAAGTATCAAGCACAATTTTCATATTAGACTTTTTGAATCGTTCCATTTTTATTCGCCTGTTTCGCATTTTGCTGAGTAACCTAATAAACCGTCAACCAACGCCTGTTCAATTTCTGGTTTATGCTGTTCAAGATAAAACTCACACTCAGCATAGGATTGAAATTCCATAGTAATTTTTTCTGGAGTGCCGTGGTCAACTTGAGACGGTGTAAAATATAGTAAAAATGTTAAAACTATTGCTTCCATTATAATATCCTCAAATTAAAATTAAAGAGTAACAACCATATAGCGCATACCGTAGTATGATTTTTCACCAGGAGTCAGCATTTTATTCCAGTCTTTTGCCCGTTCCTTTGCTTCTTCTTTAGTTTCAAAAATGAATAAGATATTATCTTTACCACTTTTTGAACCGATACTGCCGCCTTTCAAATATATACCAAACATATCAAACACTCCAATTAATTCAAGGGATAACTTCATTAATATCTATTATACTCGGTTTTATAGAAAAGTAAAGCTTTATTTTAAGGCTTAATGATATTTTTAAGCGCTTAACCTCAATTCACGCCCGACTAGGCTATTGGTCTATAAAGTAAAGTTTTATTTTATATGTGAAAAAGCCGACAATTAAGCCGGCTTGTTATGAGTTTAATAATCGCTGTAATTGCCACTAGATATTCTTGGCCAAGGCTCATCATCTTTAATCGCTTGAGCTAAATCAAACGCATACTTTTTGGCTGTTGCTAATTTAGAAAACACCCAACTTTCTTTATCGCCAACTTTCTTAAATGATTCTGGCTGTCCTTCATTCACCGACCATTCATTAAATCTTGTTCTATAAATATCAACAACTGAAGAATCAATCCCTAAACTATTTTTCTCAATAGAAATACGATACCAATCTGTATTAACTTTTCTGATTTTAAGCGGCGCTTCTTTTTTAGGTTTAGCCGCTTCATTTAAATTTTTGAATTCGTTATAACTTAACATTTGAACCTCATTTAATATTGACCTTACCTATTTATTAAATTCTATTATACTCGGTTTTTATCAAAAGTAAAGCTTTTTTTAATTATTTTTTAGGCGCAAAAAAGCCGACAATTAAGCCGGCTTTCGTTTAACTAATCAGCGTATGCAATCACAATATCTTTACAAATTCCTGACCTAACAATATCGTCTATATCAAAATGAACCCATCCTACATTGTTAAGATGTTTCAAACGGGTAAGCGCATCATCTAAACCAGATAATCCTTTAATATCTTTTTGTTGTACGTCACCATCAACTACAACTTTACTGTTTTCGCCGATTCTAGTTAAGAACATTCGCAGTTGTGTTGGTGTACAATTTTGCGCTTCATCAAGAATAATAAAACTGTCTTCAAATGTACTTCCTCGCATATAGGCTAACGGTCTAAATTCAATAATTTTCCGTTTGAACAAATATTCAGTAAAAGAAGCGCCTAATCTTTTGTTTAAAATATCCAACATTGGTTGAAGATATGGCAAGGTTTTTTCTTCTAATTCTCCTGGAAGAAATCCTAAATGTTCACCAGCTTCTTGAATAGGTCTAGTGAGAACAATTTTATTAATCTTTTTGGCTTTTAATAATTCAGCGGCGTAAGCAATAGCAACATAAGACTTACCTGTTCCAGCAGAACCTGTACCAAAAGTCAATACGTTTGTTTTTATCGAATTCAGGTAGCGTTTTTGGTTATGTGTTAAGGTAACAATTTCGGCAGGTTGTAATTCGTCAAGTTCAAAAGTAGGAGCAGTTTGACGTGTCTTTTTAATTTTGCTTGTGGTTGCCATACAATTTCCATATGTTAAGTTAAAATTAGTATTTTACTAAATATTTTGTACAAAAAAGCTGGTCGCGATATCCCCATATCCACCAGCACTAATCATTCTAACGATAAAAGGAATTACCATGACCAGCACAAGTATTTATACCGCAATAGATCCCACCTATCTCTATATCAAACAACATTCCATAACCGGCTTAAAGTATTTTGGGAAAACAATAAAAGACCCATACACATACAATGGCTCAGGCAAATACTGGTGTAACCACATCAAAGTCCACGGTAAAGAACACATCGTTACTCTTTGGGTTTCGGAACCTTACACAGACACATCTATCGCTGAATTCGCCTTAAAGTTTTCTGCAGAAAACGATATTGTCAATTCTAAAAAATGGGCTAATCTGATGCCAGAAAATGGGTTAGATGGCGGAAGTGTGAAACATACAAACGAAACCAAAGCCAAAATGTCTGTCTCACAAAAAGGCAGAACTCACACAGAAGAAGCTAAAGCCAAAATGTCTGTCTCACAAAAAGGCAGAAAATGTAGCACATGTTCAGATAAAACTAAAGCCAAACTATCTGATGGTAATTTTTTAGGTAAAGCACACACAGAAGAATCTAAAGCTAAAATGCGTAAGCCTAAATCAGAAGAAACAAAGGCTAAAATGCGTAAACCGAAAAAACAAATAACATGTCCACATTGCGGTAAAACTGGTGGAGTGAGTGCAATGAAACAATGGCATTTTGACAACTGCAAATTAAAGTAAAAAAAAAGTTCACAGCCAATTAAAACTGTGAACCTTTAAAATTAGTGATTATTGTTTATCCATTAAACAATAATTTTACCATTTGAAACCAGCTGAATTGCTCCAGGATGAAACAATTTTGTATATTCATCTGCAAGTTTAGAATCTGGTTCAGCTTCAGCCGCAACCGCAGATTTTTTAATTTTCACTTTGCCGTCAACAGCGAACGCAATAAACGGCGCGATTTGTACGCCAGATTGACCATCTGGGTTTGTGCCGATACTTACATACGCAGGGTATGAAGTCACATATTCAAATTCATCCTCAGATTCCAAACGGGTTAAAACGTCTTCACCGGTTGTTAATTTTAGAGCAATTACAGTTGTAGTCATATAGTTTATTTCGCTTCAGTTAATAATTGAGGATTAGATTTGGTATTAATCAGAATTTGTTTTGGTTTTAAACTTTCTGGGATAACTTTGTTAATATAGATACTTAGTAAACCATTATTCATATCAGCGCCTTTGACTACAGAATCAACGTCTAGCGTAAAGCTACGACTAAATGATTTTGAGCTAATACCCTTATGAAAATATTTTGATTCAGCTGCATCAGTTTTAACAGAATAAGAAACTGTTAAAACCTGTTTTTCTAGCAAGATTGAAATATCATCTTCCGATAAGCCGGCAAGCGCTATTTCTACAATGGTATTAAAATCGTCCACATATTTAATATTGTATGGTGGATAATTAACCTTTTCCTGTCTAGCGATTTGGTTTTGTATTTCTTTTAATACTAAAATTGGATGTGTCATATAAAATCTCCTTTATAAAAAGCAAGAATTGTGTTCCTAATGGCAACACAGGTTAAAAGTGGCTCAACTTATCGTATTGAGGATGGTAGTTTCTATTGCTACACGGTCAGTTCCGTTGACGTAGAACTGTCCTACAAACCTATTTAGTAACGTTTTACCGCCTACTATTTTAGCAATTCCATTTCTTTAAGGCTAATGCCTTTCTTGTTGGTTTGCCATTTTTATCTTTCATTGGTCCGGATACGCCACTCATTCTGGCACAAAAGCTTTTGCGTCTTTTTGCTGCTTATCTCTCCAGCATTTAAAACTAAGAGGGTTCTTTTTTTCGTTTAATTCCATAAATTTTCCTTTAATCATCTATAGAATTATTTAGGGTATGATAGCGAAAAGTAAGAACCAACGCAGGTATTTGGAGCCGGTACACAGAATCAAACTGTGATCTAAAGATTACAAGTCAATTGTATTATCATTATACTATACCGGCGTTATTTGGCTCCATCTCACGAAATCGAATCGCTCTCACACGGATTAACAGTTCGGTCGCACACCTTGTGCGTTAGATGGAATAATTTGGTCTCCCTGCGTCGATTTGAACGACGGACAATGCGCCCCAAACGCATCATGTTACCAGACTACACTACAGAGAGAATATTCAGTTTGGTTATTTCAGTTTTTAACGTGGGACTAACCTATCACCACAATACAACATCAGTTTGGTTATTTCGGTTTTTAACGCGGAGCTAACCTACTGCCGCAACATTATTTAATATAAAAATTGGAGCCACTGAAAGGAATCGAACCCTCAACCCCCTGATTACAAGTCAGGTGCTCTACCAATTGAGCTACAGTGGCGTTTAAAACTTATTAGGGGTGACTAGTGGGACTCGAACCCACAAAA